CGCAGGGGGTAATGTATACACCTGCTTCGAAGGAAGAAAGTTTTGGTCCGACTGTGAAAGTGGAGGATTTGGAATATATCAAGATGCAGACTGTTTTTGATTCACGCATGAATAAGTATCTGGCTGTCCCCGAGATGGTGTCGATTAATAATATGTTGAATTGGGTGCACAGTCGTGATCCTGTGAGTGAGATTGGAGAGAAGAGTATTGAAAATGCTGAGTTCGCTTTGGAAAGAATATTTTGGTATGGCAGAAATGCGTACAATACATATAAAGCTCAGCTTGAAGCGGTTAATAACCGAAATGGAATTTACCACAGATTCCCAACGTTTTTCGAAACGGCTATGTGGTACGTAAATAATGGAATGTTTTCAAGCGACTTAGTGGAATCTACTTTAGTTGCTGGAACTCCCGAGGAATTGAATCAGATGTTTGGATCCAAGAAATGGTATCCAAAACAATTTTTGTCACCAATTGCGCAGTCAGGAATGGCTGAGGTGGCATCGAATTTGCAAAATGTGGATGAAGTTGTCGGAACTTTTCTGCAAGATGATGGTGTGAAGGATAAGGTCGTTGCTGACCCAAAAATTAAACCAGTGAAGAAACCAGATATGCCCCTAGACGAAGTTGCTCATTCATATGAGACTATGGCAAGGAAACGAGCTGTTCTGGGTGTGATAAATTGGGCTACTTCTACTGCTCCGTTAACTATGTTGATGAAGTTGAATTTGCCTATGGATGCAATAGCCGGATGTCAACAAGGACAAGGATTTGCAAATTTCCATTTGTTCAGGGGAGGAGTAAGATTAGAAGTTGCGTGTAACTCTACGCAATTTCATGGAGGTCTCTTGTATGTAGGATTTGCACCTGGTTTAACTATTGATAAATTCGATACGTTGGCTACAGTGTCGTCACGAGTTCAAAATCTGCCAGGGAATTGGATCTACGCGAATAGACCTCAACCCTTGGTAGTAGATGTACCGTTTCAACATCCGAGAAATTTTCTGCATACACATCAACAAGCGGATAATACCGTAGAAGGAACAATTGGTGTTTTCTTTATTTGTGTCATTTCCCCGTTAGTTGCCTCTACAGGAACTTCGACGAGTGTGAACATTACAGTAAACTCAAGTTTTCCAGATGCCAAATTTTATTTGCCGATTTTGTTGGAGTGTACTTTGGCGGAAAAAGCCGCAATGAGAAAGAATTCGAGAAAGAAGATGGTAAATGCTGAGAAGAGAGTTCTGAGAGATTATCTGGCACAAAAAGCAGAGAATGGTGTGCGATCAGAAGGGAGTAAGAATTCAACTGAAAGTCACAAGACAATTATCAATGTGTATGAAGATGTGAATAATTCGAACATTGGACAAGAAGTGGAAGGTGATGAGTTTGATACGAGTGCTGATACGTCGGTAGCACCTGATATGACCTATGGTGCCAACATGGACAATCCGAATATCTCAATTAGTGGTATCCCCACTGTGAGAAGAACTTCTGGTGCTTTGAATCAGTGTAAGCAGGTTCAGTTTAATAGTACTTTGTCTCTGCATGGAGGAGAAATTGCCCCAAGTCGATTTACACACTTTTCACGATCGGTTGATGAGATGGATTACAATCATATCTTATCAAAGAAAAGTTTTGCTCAGTATCTTGACTGGGATACTACCCAACCAACTGGTTTTCTATTGGTGAATGCTCCCATAGCGTTCTGTCCGAAATCGAACTATTGGAGACCTACTCCACTTCCCGCCCCTTCGACCGATGCTGATTGCCCTCTGACGTATATGGATTGGCTCGTTGGGATGCACGAATTCGTTTATGGGAATGTGCATTTACATGTGAAAATTGTTGCCACAAATTTTCAAACTGGAAGTTTGAAATTGAGTGTTTTGTACGGAG